CCGTAAAGGTATGTATATCCCTTGCTACACCGATCATTGTTTTACCAACGGCATCGGACCAACCACCTATCTTTTCAGGTAGTCCATATCTAAATCTAACATTATCACAATCAATCCAACCTCCTTCGGCGCCGTATTGTGTGTCTTGTTTATTGATACCAGGTTTAAATATTAATTTACTTAATGGCATATAATATCCTTATTAGACGAGGAGTGTAGTGTGGTGGTAACACTCCTCATCAAACAAGAACTATATATTACTTTTTATTAATTTTAAAGCCTTTAAACCAAGAAGGTAAACCTAATAAAGGTCTTGTATCATAAAGGTTATTTTTAGCTTCTTTCTTTCTAGAATCATTATAATGTAAAAATACTTGACCACAATCTTTACCAGTAAACGCTTCTCTCCAATGTTCTAATTCACATCCCATATAAATAAGCATATCACCTTGATCTAAATCTACTTTGATGCCTGCTTGTTTTTCTTTACCAGTTGGATCAAGATAAATTGGCCAAGGGTCACCACCTAAATTTAATGTTGTAGATATTTCACAAGAATATCTATCTTTATGTCTATGTAAAACATCTCCATTTTTATAAATTCTTGCATATGAATATGCAGGTTGTAATTTATAATTTGTTTCTTTTTCCATTTTTTGTAATAAACCTTGTAATAAAGTTTCCATTACTAAATCAGAATAGTGAGAATACGTATTAGGAATTTGTTGGTCATTCCATATACCAAAATATTCCGTATAAGGTGATATGTATTTAGAATCAAACATAACTCTTGCTACAGCTCTTTTGTTTAAAAAGTAAGTATAGCAAAATTGTGCCAACTCTTTTGATATGGCTCCTTTTAATACTTTGTATTTATTTTTTTTGAATGACATTTTTTCTCCTTTGTATCTCTTGTTTCTTTTGTTCAATTAAGTTTTCTACAAAATCATTTGGTCTTCTACTTCTATTTACACCTAATAAAGTTTGTACAAAATTATTTAATTTCCGTTTAATTATTCCCAACGTTTAATACTCCTTTTGATATTGCTTGTATGTTCCAATGTATAAATCTAAATGGTTCATAACCATTATCTACAGAATAAAGATGAGGCATAAAAGAATTAAAAAAAATTAATCTTCCTGGTTTTACTTTATAATGTATTTGTGATGTAGCCATTGTTACTTGTGATTTATCTTTTTCAGGTAGTAAGTTCATCATACGACCTGCTCTTGGATCTTCAAATACAGGTGCTGATGTAGCATCACTAGCTTTTAAAAAATAAAATCCTGACATATGTCCATTCCAATGTGTATGTAATGTATGGTGTCCACCACCTAATTTAGAAAATTCTTGTACCCATAATTCAGTTAAAAATAATTGATGGTTAGTTAAATCAAAACCTTGTTCATTTAATAAATTATGTGCAGTTGCTAATATCCAATTTTGTAATTCCATAAAATCTGGATGATTAATTAAACTTGTAGAATGATGAACCATACCGTGATCTTTTTTATCACCAAACTTTTTAGTTCTTTCTTTAATAAGTTTTTTATTATTTTCTTGTGCTTCCTTAATAAAAGGATCAGAAGCTTTATCTAATTTACTAACCCATTCAGGTTTATCCATCCAATAAATCGGACAAGCAAAGTAATGTTCTGTATTTAATATGTCTTTTTTAGTTTCTTTTTGTTTTTTCTTTTTCATATTTCTCCTATTTAAATGGCCAACCTAAATTCCATATAACTAATGAATATCTAGAGCCTTTTTTTACTGGACATACTCTATGCCATACAAATGAAGGAAATACAACTAATGAACCTTTAGGTAATATTTCTGTGCATTTATAAACATTTCTTTTTTTATCTGGGTCCATATTTCTAAAATCAAATTCTAGTTCACCACCAGAATATTCTTTAGGATCAGATAAAGATAACGTCACTGATAATTTTCTAATTTTACCATAAGTTGGATCATTTTGGTTTTGTGGTAAATAAGGTTTATCCCAACTATCACAATGCCAATCATAGTATTGTCCTTTCTTATATTTTGTAAATTGACAAGATTCAGACCAATCCCATTGAAAGTTCCAACCTGCATTTTGATTTGCAAGATTTACATAAGGTTGAATTTCTTTATATATCCAACGATCATTTAACCATACGATATCAGAATTTCTTTTCTTTTTTAAATCTTTAACTTCTTTAGCGTTTAATTTTTTATTACCATAACCACCTGTTACAGCCATTTCATCTTTTATTGATTTTGCATATTTGACGATATCATCGCAAATTCTTTCAGGAACTGCTTTTTGAAACCACCAACAGTAATTTGTTAAGTTCATATTATTTCTAAATTCTTATAATATATTAAAAAAGATTTGTCAAATTTAGAAAGGTACAACAAAGTCATCTGTTGCATTAAATGTATGTGTAATCGTAGTAGGTGTACTTGTTTTACAACCACCAGTAATTAAAGGCGCTCCAACTGTGCACGCAGGGTATTGAAGAATTACAACACCTGATCCACCTAAACCACCTCTTAATGGTCCAGTTGGCGCAGCAGGAGGCGTTGTTAAACCTTGTCCTGATCCACCTCCACCACCAGTGTTAGCAACTCCATCTTGTTCAGGAGCGGGCACTACTTCAGATTGATAAATTCCACCTCTACCACCACCGCCTGGTCCTGCAGCTCCACCAGTATTACCTGATGTAGCAGCTCCACCGCCACCACCAGCTCTTAAAGTACAATCACCTGGCCAACCACTTGATCCAGCACCACCTGCTCCACCAGCGCCAGTACTAGTTGCTGTTCCAGTTCCACCAGCACCACCTCCACCTCCACCAGCTGGTGAAGTTGAACCTCCACCTGAGTTTCCTTCTGAAGGTGAGTAACCTCCAGCATTTCCAGAACCAGCAGTTGCTTGTTCTCCACCACCACCTCCAGAACCTCCTGGTGTACCTACACTTGGCGCAGGAGGTGCACCACCAGCACCGCCTCCTGTTGAAGCAAAAGTTGCTCCACAACCAACAGCACAAGTATTAAATGAACTTGGATTACCTGATGTGTTACTTCCACCACTAGGAAAAACGACTGTTGTTCCACCGCCTCCAACAGTTACTTTAAATGTATTTCCTGGAGAGATTGCATAAGAAGTATTATATCTATAACCTCCAGCACCACCACCTCCATCTTGACCATATTTTCCAGCACCACCACCTGCTACTACTAAAACATTAATATTGAAAGGTGCAACAGCAGGATTAGATGGCCACGTTCCTTGTTGCTTCGCTGAAAATTGACTTTGTAGAGACCATACTCCACTTGCTTTGTTTAATTCTTTTACTAAAACTTGTCCTGAACCACCGTTAGCACCTGCTACTGGATAAGGAATATCTGTAGAAGTTGTAGCACCAGCTCCACCACCTGTGTTTATTGTTCCAGGAGTTCCACCTCCTGGTCTTGGTGCGCCTGATGCCATACCTTGACCAATTCCTCCACCACCTGGAGCTGCTGCAGAATTAGGTGAACACGGATATAATCTTCCACCTGCTCCACCACCGCCAGCAATAAAACCAGAAGCAGTATAAAAAGGTTGAGGGGCTGCTCCAAAAAATGGAGTAATATCTAAACCATTACCACCTGCATCAGGTGTACTTGGAGGATTTACTCCTCTTGATCCTGCTGAACCAGCACCACCACCTGAAGCTATTCCACCTGCAGCATAGTCATCAACATTTCCACCTCTGTTTCCATAACCATAAAGTCCTGAATCGCCTGGTTGACAAGCTTGAAGACTTAATCCTTGAGTTGATGTAGCTGTTGCACAAGAGCCCATAATACCTCCACCTGAACCACCTGAACCTGAAAAAGGATTAGATGAACAAGTTGAAGCACAGGGTTGTTGAGAAAAAATTGCTTTTCCACCACCTAATGCTGTTAAACCAAAACCTGTAGTATTACAACCTTCAGTTCCTATAATTGCAACTGGACTAGGAGCTGCTGAACCACCTGTTCCACCACCTCCAATAACAATATGATAAGATGTACCAGCACAAATATCTACACTTGGATGTAAAACAACACCGCCACCACCTCCACCTGCACCAGGAGTATTTTTAACTCCAGCAGAAGCACCGCCACCACCAACTAACATTGCTGATACTAAAGTTGTACCTGGTTGTGAAGTAAAACAACCTGTAGCATTAACCGCAGTTATTTTATTCTTCCCAAATGAAGTTTTGTTTGATTTACCGATTATGCCGCCATTTGATCTGGCCATTGATGTCCTCCTATGCGGACACCCAAGTTAACCCTGATGCGTCCCAGTTAAATGAATTTTGTGGGTCTGATCTGTCTTTAGCAGTCCATTTTTGATTAGCTTCGTCCCAACTAATGATATAAAATTTTTCAGTTCCATTATCATCGTAAGATTCAATTGTTGGATAAGTTACAGGAGCTTGCCAGTCATCATTTGAATCTAATGACCAAGAAGCAAAAGGTTGTGGTGCTAAAAATTTATTTTTAGCAAAATCATAAGTATAACCTTTTCCTGCGTATTGTTTTCTAAAAT